GTAGAAGACCTGTCATAGCAGATGAAGACTCAAAACCTTTAAACGAAAGGCAAGAGCTCTTCGCTCGTTACTATGCCGGACTCGAGATACCTGATGCGATGAGTGCCTATAAGAAAGCAGGGTACACAGGCAACGGTGAGGCGGCAAGATCGAGCGCCCACGAAATCCTTTATCGCCCAAACGTTCATGCCAGAATAGAAGAACTCAGAAAGGAACGCATGACACGTTTGGAAGCCGATGGAGATGAGGTTGTTCGCAGGCTCCTCCTATTGGCCTCTTCAAATATTTTAGATTACTTAGATTACGATAATGTGAACCTGTCCCTCAAAACAAGTGATGACCTCACAAGGGAACAGGCCTACTGTATAAGCGAAGTGAAAGAAATAATTCACAGCAATGGCGGACGCGCCGTATCCTTTAAACTCCACGACAAAAAACAATCCCTCGCATTACTCGCCCAACACTTTGGCTTATTAGACGGATCAGGTAGTACCAGAGACCCGTTGCAAGCCGCTCGTGAATTTAGAGATCATTTAGACGAATTGCTCGGCTCAGTTCCTTCTAAGCCAATTCATAAGGAGGGAGAGGACGGATGACTGCCAATACGGCCCTAAAATTAGTAGGCTCGGCCCAACACCAAAGGGAAAGCCGGTGGTATGGGATGAGATACCATGCCGAGCAATCTCGCCTTTGGAATTCACGAAGCCGATATAACGTCGTACCAGCCGGCCGAAGGTCAGGTAAGACAGAGCTTGTCGGTAAGCGAAAACTCGTCACCAGGGCCATGTTAGGGACTCCATTTCCCGATCCACGGTTCTTTGCCGCCGCACCTACAAGGGATCAAGCTAAAAGAATTTATTGGGAGGACTTAAAAGCCCTCGTAACTCCTGAACACATGCGAAAGCCTCCCAGCGAGAGTCACCTTGTTATATACCTTTTAAACAATGCTGACATCCATGTCCTGGGCATGGACAAGCCGGAACGTATAGAAGGCCCTCCTTGGGATGGCGGGGTATTGGACGAAATAGCCAATATGAAGCAAAGGGTTTGGACCGAGCATGTGAGGCCAGCATTATCGGACAGGAGAGGGTGGTGCGACTTTATTGGGGTCCCTGAAGGTCGGAACCATTATTATAAGCTGAACCAGATGGCAAAGGAGGTATTCGCGAAAGCCACAAGGGAGGGTAAAGTACCTGAGTGGAACCCTTTTTGGTGGCCTTCAGCTGATATACTTCCCGCAGACGAGATCGCCGCGGCTAAAAGGGATTTGGATGAGCTGACATACATGCAGGAGTATGAGGCCTCGTTCGTTCATTATACTGGCATGGCGTATCATGCCTATCAAGACACTTTACATAAGGCGAGACTTAAATATAACAAACAAGCCACCATTGCATTCTGCTTTGATTTCAATGTCTCTCCCGGGACTACCGCGGTGCTTCAGCAACAGCATCTCCCGAAACCGTCCGGTATCTTCGGCTCAGGCGTTATTGGTGAGGTGTGGATTCCCAGGAACAGTAATACCCTTAAGGTCTGTGATAAGCTCATAGAGGATTGGGGAGACCATGAGGGCCGAATCATTTGTTATGGCGATTCAACAGGTGGTGCTGAAGGGACCGCAAAGGTACTGGGCTCCGACTGGCAATTAATAAAGGATAAGCTATGGGGCCATTTCGGGTCCAAGAAGGTTTTCTTTAAAGTACCAAAGGCCAATCCAAGGGAACGTGATCGGCTCAATGCCATGAACAGCAGGCTCAGGAGCATAGATGGGAAGATACGGATGATGATCGACCCGGAAAGGGCTCCGTATACCGTATTGGACTTTGAGGGCTCAATGGTAACAGAGGACGGCACTGGCAAGCTTGATAAGAAGAGCGATTTAGACCGGACTCATATAACGGATGCCATCGGTTATCATATTTGGAAGGAATGGCCAGTGAAAAAGAAGTATGCTCCCAGGACTGGCAAGAACCGATTTTGGAAATAAAACGCTGAGAAGAAAACGCTGAGAACATTACGCTGCGGAAGAAACGCTGCGGAAGAAACGCTGAGAACATTACGCTGCGGAAGAAACGCTGAGGAGGTATCTCTGCTTCTGATCTTCTGATCTTTTATCTGATCTTTTATGGTTTTGTGATCTTGCTTCTGATCTTCTGATTATTTAAAAGGGCACTTGTGATCTTTTGATTATTTGAGTGATGTTTTGAGATGCTTTGATGTCCGTTTTGAGGGCCCGAGACGGTTAGATAGCCCGAGGCGACACGAGCGACCCGGGCGATTCTAAACCGGGAGAAAAGGCCAAAAAAGGCCAATTAGAGAGGTTCGATAGGCCCGTGTCGGATCGGGCTCTCGACTGGCACGGGGACTTAAAGCTCGCTTCCGGAGGCCAAAGGGCATGGAAGATGAAACCAGAAAAAGGAGAGCCAGCGCAAGTGGATGAGAGCTGCGACACTCTCAAATGGCCAAATTCAAGGGAGAGCCAATAATAACGGGCCTTTACTGGATGAATAAGAAGCAGGGGAGAAAGGCCAGCATAAGCGGACACTGGATGAACATTAGCGGTATCGATAATATATTAGCGGTACGGCTAATCTTGGGTTCGCACAAGGCCCAAATGGGGAGGAGAGAAATGTCAACATTGCCGGGGTTTATAAGGAACATGCCGAGGTTCCCAATCAAGCGAAATATGGAACTCAATATTGACGGACCTCCCGAGCTGGACCTCAGCGTTCCCAAAGTGAGGAAAATGACAAGGACCCAATCCGTGCCTTTCTTCAAAAGTTATTGGGACCAGAAACTACCTAAGAAAAGGAACCTTTTAGAATGAGCGTATTCGGCGGGGAACAAGCAACAGCACAACCTTCATTAAGGGGAGGAACGATGGCCAATAGAAGATTGACCAAAGAAGAAAGAGGATGGCGAGCGGAAGAGGATGCCCGGATGCTTGCCGAGGTTGAAATCATCAAGGAGACCCCAAGCCGTTTAGGTGAGGCAAAGAAAGCCGCCCGGCGTATGGCAGATGAAGAGGCCAAAAAAGCACAAAAGATGAGGTCGGTGGCCAATACAAGGGAAAGGAAAGGAAACACAGCCCCTCCCAAAGACCAGCAGACGAAAAAGCGAAACCGGAAAACTCTTGTGAACAGGCCATCTAAGTTCAATGTGTTTGAAAAAGTCTAATGGCTGAAATCATAGAGCTATATGGCAAGGAGGTGATTTGTGTTTGTCCATTCTGCCGGGGTAAAGACTGGCATTTGATATCTGATACGACGAACGCAACTCCAAGGAACATTATAGCATTTGAGTGTGCTGACCCTAATTGCGAGTTCAGGGCAGAACTGACGGACGACGAGGATGCTGTGAGCGATGGCAAGAAGATGTAAGATACTAATTATGTAAAGGAGGAAAAGACGATGGCAAAGTTATTGACGAAGAATTATCCATTAGGTATAGCGAACCCGATGCCGAAGAAAGTTGTGGCCAGAGGGTCGACCGAGCAATACAGAAGCGAAGCGAATAGGGGCTATCATGTCAATCAGGTAGTGCCCAAGGCTTTGCCTATAAGACCTATTCCGGCATAAGCCAATGACGGTCCGGATAAGAGGACGGCGGGTTTGTGTTGTTCATGGAAGCCCACAAAAGAAAGGTAGTAAGCGCGATAAACCACCAGGAACCGCAATTAAATGTTGGCCCAATACAAAACAGGGTCGCGAACAGGCTCGCGCCATGCACTTTGCTATCTTGAAATCACAGGGTAAAGTCTAAGAAAGGGAGGCAAGGTGATATCATGCATGTTTCAGACTTGAGGGTACTTCACGCGGAGTACGAACGCAATGTCTCGGAATGGCGGTTTCTGATGGCCAGCTATGAAGGCGCGAAGGAGCTCGTTCGTCTGGGATTTCTGGTCCGTAATGAAAGAGAGAGCTTAAAGAATTGGAGACGACGTCTTCAGGAAGCTTATGGCTTCAGTTATTCTAAAAGCATTGTGGACCTTTTTAACTTTTACCTTTTCAAGAAACCAGTCAAGCGGTCTCTCGGTATTCTGGCCGATGATGAGGCATGGCAGAATTTCATGAGAGATTGTAACCTGTATGGAGATCACTTTGATTGGTTCCTGCATAATCAGGGACGCTATGCTTCCATACAAGGTCATATGGGGATACTGATAGACAAGGCCTCCGTCACTTTCGACACCAGGGCTGAGGAGCTTGAGGCCGGTATATACCCTTATGTGGCCAGCTACTTTCCGACGGCGATCCTTGATTGGTCATTTGCAAGGGACGATTTTAATAGGCCCTTCCTGTCTTATTTAAAGCTGTTGGACGATGATGGCCAATACAGGCTGTGGTGGCAGGACCGATGGGAGGTATGGCGTGAGCCAATACTGGATGATGGTACAAAGGCGGTTGGAGAGATAGAGGCTGTTCCCGTTGCCCAGGGGCAAAACCCGTTGGGTGAAATCCCTTTCGTGTGGTTATATAATGAGCGGTCTAAAACCGTACCGATTGGGGTGAGCGATATCCATGACGTGGCCCGCATTGATGTTTCCATACTGCGCAATCTGTCACAAGGCGAGGAGGTCATAAATTACGGGGCCTTCCCAATGATGCGCAAGCCACTGCTGGAAGCCACAACCAGCCAGACGGTAGATGAGACAGGAGTGACGGCCGTTTTGGAATTTGACCCTGAGCATCCCGAGTCAAAGCCTGATTGGTTGGATTCACAGGTCAAGGAGCCGGTAGATGCTATCCTTATGTGGATAGCACGTAAGGTTGAAGAGATATACCGTTCAACCAATGTGGGAGGCATGGCCGCAACTCAGGTTTCAACCGTGGCCAAATCAGGTGTGGCATTGAGGACCGAATTCCAGCTCCTCAATTCAAAGCTGGTATCCAAGGCCACCAACCTGGAGAAGGCTGAAAGACAGATAATTAATTTCTGGTTGCGATGGCAAGAGCAAGAGGACTTGGAGAAGGATACCAATATTGAGAGGCCCAGGACGTATGAGATCGATAACTTGGCCGCAGACTTAGAGAATGCCTTGACCTCATCTACCATTGTCAAATCCAAGAAGTTTATTCAGACCCTTCAAAAGATGGTAGCTCGCCTTATGCTTCCTGGATTGGAAGAAAACCAATGGGCAGAGATTGATGAAGAAATTGAGGCCTCGGATACCCTTTCACTTATTGACCCGAATTCGGGCCTTTCAGAAGAAGAGCTGGAAGCCGGCGGTGGGCCAGTGACCAGAAGAACCCTTAGGCGGCGAGTAACAGAGGAGGATTAAGATGGGGAACATCGTACAAGTGAAAAACCCGAAGTCGGGCCTTTACGTTCGCATTAACAAGGCCACAGGTAATATCACAGGCCACAAGAGAACGCCTGGGCCTTATAAGAACGTCCCTGTCGCGCGAAAGCGGACTATTAAGGCTTCCCCTAAGGCCCCCGGTTCTTTTACGCGTGGCAAGGCCAGATCGGCCGTTAAAAGCACTTTCAAGGCCCCATGGAAGCAATGACCAGCCGAATAACAGGTGATAAGGTGATATCATGACGTTGAGAGACGATATATTCCTTGAGGCCAAAAGAGCCAGAACGGCGACTGCTTTCAAGGATTGGATATTTACCCATTCGGACGACGTACAACACACCATCTTCGCTACCATACTTGATGCCGGTTTCAGCCCTGACGATTTTTATAGATGGCGACAAGGAGCTTCTGCGGCCGAACTTCATGCTGTTAAAAGAAACGTTGTTAGACGGATTGCTGCCAGCACCACCGATGCACTGGATGACATGGTGGGAGTTAATCAGGCAAGGTTTCGCCGATCTATTACGAAGCTTGAAAACAGGATCAAGGTCATGGCCGGTGACATAGACACTTCCCGCGGTCGACTCATTGGAGTGAAGGCCAATTTAAAGCAGGTACAGGGCATTCATAAGAGGCTTGCCAGTACCTTTGACGACTTGTATGGGAATGCAGCGAGGGAGA